CTGCCCGGACTGCCCCGGCCCCTCGCGGCGCATCTGCCGCAGCGCCAGCCGGTTGCCGATGACGGTGCGGTCGTTGCCGTTCAGCTTGTCGAGGGACTGCTTGAGCTTGTCCGCGGCGGACTTCTGCTCCTTCATCGAGTCCGTGGCGTCGTCCGTGGCGTCGCTGACGCCGCGCATCGTGGAGCCCGTGTTGTACGCGGCGTACTGCGTGTACTCGAACTGCAAGCCGACCGACCGGATCGCGTTGGCGAGGTCGTAGGCCTCCTTGGAGTTGGTCGGAGCGGAGAACACGCTCCACGCCTCCGACCAGTTCGTCTGCCCGGCAGCGGTGACCGCGGCACTGAGCTGGTCCCACGCGCCCAGGTACTTGACTCCGGCGGCGTTGATGGCCGACCCGGTCTCCTCCGCGGTGCCCTGGAGGTGGCGCAGTTGCGCCTCGAGCTCCTCCAGCCGCTTGATGCTGTCGCCGCCCTGCCCGGCGAGACCCTTGCCGAAACTCTCAACCAGCTCGTCCCAGGCGATGCTGACGCCGGAGATCGCGCCGCCGAGGGTCTTGGACTGCGCGCTCGCCTGGCCGCCGAAGGTCTCCGCGAGCTTCTTGGTGATGACCTGCATGTCGCCGGTCTTGAGCGTCGCCTTGTCCAGCCCGGCGTTCAGCCGCGACAGCCCGGTGGCGTTGCCCGCGTAGCCGCGCGCCATAGCCTGCGCCACCTGGAGCAGATTGCGCTGGCCGTCCGCCGAGACGTCGACCGCGATGGCGAGGGCGCGCTGCGCCTCCTCGACATCCTTGGTCCCGCGCAGCAGAGTCTCGAAGGCGGGGCGCAGGTCCGAGTCCGCGACGTTCGCCGCGAACTGGAGATTGTCGATGAACTCGTTGACGCCCTGCGCGGCGGCGGCGAAGCCGAGGTTGTCGAGCGTCGTGTTCAGCCGCGCCAGTTCGCGCTCCTCGGCGATCGCGGCCTGCACCGCGTCCGTCCCGAGCTTGACGGCGAGGAGCCCGGCGCCGGCGGCAGCGGCGGCGAACGCCGGGCCGGCCTTCGCCAGCATCGCGTTCATCTTGCCGCTCGCCGACGCGGAGGATCCGATGGCGCGATTGACCCTGTTCAGCCCGTCGATGGCGTCCTTGGTATTGGCGCCGATCTTGAGGATGAGGCCGGGGAGCGTTGCCATCTGCTACCTCCAGCCCTGTGTGTACTTGGCGACGATGTCGTCGAGCGCCTCGCGGTATCGGTCCCGTGCTTTGCCGCGCACGTCCTCCACCGCGGGGAGCACCCAGTAGCCGCGCTCGTTGCGGGGAACCTTGTAGTGGTTGACGGGGCCGCCCGGACGGTTGTTGCCGCGAGTCGGCAGGACGCGCCCGCCCTTGGGTCCGAACTCCGAGCCCCAGGCCAGCGTCGTGCGATAGGTGCGCGACGTCGCCTGCCGCCCGCTCGAGGTCTGCGCACTGCCCGCACGTTTCACGCCACGACCGCGCCGGAAGCCGGACAGCGGCGGGTTGACGCCGCCGACCTGCACGGCGATCAGCCGGTCGGACTTCGGTCGCGCCGTCTCGGCCATCGCCCTGGCAATCGGCACCGGGGACGACCTCGCCGTGCGCTTCATCTGCGGGATGAGGATGTCCCGCGCAATGGACTTGGCCGCCTCCCGCAGTTCGCGGTTCGCGGCAGTCTTGCGCGGCACCAGGTCGGTGCCCTCGTCATTCCACACGAGCCCGTCGGCGATCTTGCCCATCTGCTCCTGGACGTAGCCGACGCCGTTCCATTCGACATTGAAGCCGCCGGAGTCGCGGCCAGCCTGCGTGAAGAACGAGCGACCGACGCGACGCGCCATCTAGCCACCTCCGTTAGCGTGGAGCGCGAGGTACCGCTCCATCGTGAACAGCATCCGCTCGGACTCCCCGAGCAGCGCCGACGGCGCGAGGCCGTAGGCGTAGGCCAGCCGCGCTATGCGGAGATGGGCTGACCAGTCGGAGCCAAAGGGACCGGCTCGGTCTCCCCATCGCTCAGCTCGACGCCGTCGACGGTCTCCAGCCACGGATGGAACTCCAGGGCCGTCTGCTCGCGGCGGCGCTGCGAGTGCCACGCCAGCCAGCAGATGTCCGTCAGGCGCAGCTCGGCCTCGAGCCGGGCCACCGAGCGGGAGAAGTGCTCCTCGAACGCGACGAGGTCGGCGGTGGTCGCAGCGGTCTCCACCGCTGACCCGTCGTTCGATGTCACGCGCAGGTTGATCCGCATGTGACTACAGCCCCCAGCCGACGACGGAGCCGACGGTCGGCCAGGTGACGTCCTGCGTCATCAGGTCGCCGATGGCTCCCCCAATCGGGGTGAGCTGCACGGGCAGACAGACGGCGGTCCCGGAGACGGCGGTGCCGCCGACGGTGCCGGACGCGACGACCGTGGCGTTGGCGCCGGCGGTGAACAGGGTGCCCAGCGTGCGGTTGACGCTGTTCGTCGTGTAGTCGCTGTGGAAGGACAGCGTCACCGAGCCGTCGCGCAGGCCGAGCAGGCGCTCACGGTAGTTGCTGCCGAAGTTCGTGGTATCCGCCTCCTCGGCGGTCACGTTGACGGTCAGCGCGGCGACGTGGCTGCTCAGGTCGGTGCCGTTGACGGTCACCGAGAGCTGATTGGTCAGAACGGCCTTGGCCATGATGTTCTCCTTGTTATGCGGTGCCGATGACCCGCACCGCGAAGGACGCGGCGAGGTAGGTGGTTTCGCCAATCTGAAGCGGGCTGTACCCGCTCATCTCCTGGCACTGGAGGGACTGGGCAGCGCCCCCCAGGGACTTGTCGGCCTCGATGGCGGCCTTGACCAGCGGCACGAGGCCGTCGAGCGACTCCTGCGCGGTCCGCTCCGATGTGCGCTTCACCACGACGAGGACGTCGAAGGTGAAGTCGTCGGAGCCGCGGGCCATCGACAGGTCGAAGGAGAGCCGATAGGTGTCGACAATCGCCATCGGTGGCTTGATGTCGTCCGGGAAGTACGGCGAGACGCGCAGGTCGGGGATCGTGTCGAGGACGTCGGCGAGCCCCTGCCGGATGCCGGCGATGCTCACGCGATGCCGCCAATGGCGCCGGTGCCGCGACGGTACGGGGCGAGGAGCTGCGCGACGTCGCCGTCGATCTGCCGGGACACGTACAGCAGCCCTGTGTCAGGACCGCCCCCGAATCCGAGGGGCGTATCGAGGCGCTTCCACAGCCGGATGGTGGCCTGGATGCTGGCCTGCGCCACGGGCGCCGGCGTCGCCGGCCAGCCCCACGTCCCGGTGACGCGGACCCGCGCCTGCCCGGACACGGGGAATGCTCGCGTGTCGACGGCGCGGACCGACGTGTACGGCCACGCCACGCCGCCGCGTCGGGCGTTCAGCGGCTCTGCCTGCCAGTCGTCGGCGTCCCACGCGGTCCACGCGCTGCCGTCGTAGGTCTCGACGAGCGTGACCGTGGTCGCGTCGTCGATGAACACGAGGTCGGCGGCGTCGGCGGGGTAGACGCGGGACGCGGGGGCGGTGCCGGCGACGGCGAAGGACCGCTCGCAGTAGCCGTCGATCATCGACTCCGCGGCGTCCAGCGCCACGCTGATCGCATCGTCGTCGATGCTATCAGACACGCCGATGGCCGACGTGATGTCGGAGATGGTGACGTAGGGCACGGGGCCTCCTAGAGCGACTGGAGCCAGTCGCAGATGTAGGTGCGGATCGGCTCGTCCGGCGGTGCGACATGGCCGGCGTAGGCGTAGTCCACGTCGATGCGTCCCGTGGCGGCGAACCTCGCGCCGATGGCGGCGAAGCCAGCCCACAGCCCCCAGTCCATGAGCGGGTTGAACTCCGAGCGGAACGGGTACGCCTCCCACAGCCGGCGGCGGAACGGGGAGCCGCAGGGGACGACGTTGGACTGCATCCGCAGGACGTCGGTCCTCGTCGGCGACGGCATCCACGTCTGGCCGGTGTCGTACTGGAGGCCGAACGCGACGACGTCGGCGTCGTCCCGCTCGATCCCGTCGAGCGCGTGCGGGCGGTACGCATCATCGGAGCCGATCCACGCGACCCACTCCGACGTGGTCGAGTCAATCACCCGGTTGTACCAGGCCGCGAAGTCGTAGTCCCCGTCGAGCATGACCAGGGTGTAGGCATGCAGCGGCAGCACGGCGGGCACGGACTGGACGCCGATGACGACCTCGTCCGGCTGCGTCTCCAGCGCGGCCACGGACGCCGCCCAGCGGGGCAGGTAGTCCGCGTAGGCGTCCGACGCGACCGTGACCACGGAGAGGCTCACAGCAGGCGCCAGAGCCGCTCGGGCTGCGCGAGCAGGACGTCCCGCAGGTCGCCGGGGTCGCGCCGTCCCGCCCGCCCGTTGGTGACGACCTGGCAGCCGGCGAGCTCGGCCTCGATGAGCGTGCGCGGGCAGGAGTCGAAGCCCTTGGGCAGGAACACGAACACGGAGTGGACGGCCATCGCGGCGAGCACGTCGGCGCGGGGCGCGTCCGTGATCTCCGTCAGGTCCATCCCGTTCGACTGCGCCCAGATGCGGGCGCCGATCCGGCCTTTCTGCGGGTGGTTGCGTGCCGCCCACAGGGCCTTGCCGTTCTTCTCCCCCGGTGCCACGTCGTCCGGGTTGATCCATCCGTGGCACCACGTCGGCGTCGTCCCCGACCAGGCGCCCTCGAGGTGGGCGTGCTGCGCGGACATGCAGACGAAGGTCGACGCCGACCGGAACAGCCGGGCGCGACCGGCGTCCTGCGGCTGCTGGTGATGCACCCACACGAGCGGGGCGCGGTCGGCGAGCGCGTGCAGGGCGGTGCCGTCGAGCTGGTCGGTCGCGGCGACCACGATGCGGTCGTGGTCGAGCGCCTGCTCCCACAGGTGCGCGGGGACGCGGGTCACGGTGACGCCGTCGGGGGCGTGGTCGATCATGCCCGCGTCGGCCATCTCGCCGCCGCCCGCGTGCTCGCCGGGCAGCAGGGCGGTGCCGGTGCCGGTGACGTTGTGAATCCACGCGACGGTGGTCACGGCTGCAACGCCTTGATCGCCGGCTTCCAGTAGTCCTCGTAGACCACGTCGGCGTCGTACTGCCTGGTGAACTCGATGGCCTTCTGCGAGCGGGTGCGCCCGCGGGCGTATGCCTGCTTCAGCGCGTCCTCGATCTGGCCGATGTTGGGGATGAGCCACCAGGCGCCCTGCGCGGCGTCCCAGTACGGCTGCCCCTCGACGGCCCACCCGTCGCCGAGCAGCTCGGGCTGCGCGGTGAAGTTGCTGACCACTACCGGCGTCCCCGTCGACTGCGCCTCGAGGACGGTGAGGCCGAAGCCCTCGCCCATCGTCGCGGCGAGCAGGACGTCGGAGGCGGTGTAGATGGCGGCGACGGCGTCCTGCGGTATGCCCATGCGGTACGCGAACTGGTCGACGATGCGGACCCGCTCGCGGGGGGCGCCGACGGCGTCGAGGATCTGATGCAGGTTGACCCCGCCCATCGAGCCCTTGTCCTCGGAGTGGATGTAGAGCCACACGTCGTCATTGCGCTGCATGACGGACGCGGCGGCGTAGATGTTCTCGGCCCACGCCTTACGCGGCGGGGCCGAGCCCTTGTTCGCGTTGGCGATGGTGATGCAGTAGGCGTCCTCGGGCACGCCCATGATCTCGCGCCCGGTGCGGCCCTTGTAGGTGGACACCGGGTGCCAGCACGACTCCAGCGCGTGCGGGACGTACAGCGCCTCGAGGTCGGCGTGCTCGATCATCTCGCGCCCGAACTTGCTCATGGCGATGGGCGTGACGTTCGGGTGCGCGAGGAACTTCAGCACCCTCGCCGGCGCGGGCAGGTGGTCGATGGGCACCCATGACGCGATCTGCGGAACCTTGTCCGGCAGGTCGCCGTAGACCCACACGTCGAACAGGGTGACGACCAGCGGATGCGGGTCGCCGTTCTCGTGCCCCCATGCCTGCGCGTAGGCGGGGATGACGTCCTCACTGTATTGCGCGAAGCCGCGCGGCCAGACGCGGACGCCGTTCCACGACGTGACGTGGCCCTCGCTGCCGTAGTTGCCGGCGACGGACACGCGGTGCCCGTCGCGGTGCAGGCGGCGGACCACCTGCGCGGTCTGCGTCCCATAGCCCGTCGGCATGTCCGGGTTGTTCGACGCCCACAGGATCGTGCGGGCGTCCGGGTTCTCGCTCCTGGGACGTGCGGCCTTCTTGCCCATGTCCGGGCCTCTCTGTGCGCAGGTGGGGGTGCCCACCCGCCCCGGCTGACCTGCGCGACAGCCGGGGCGGGTGGACGGTGGGGAGACCTAGCTCTTGGTGAGCAGGTACTTCACGTTCGCGGTCTGCGGGAGACCGGAGTCACCGCGCCACGTCGCCCGGAAGGTGACCTGGCCGGTGTTGAACGCGTACTCGTCCGAGCGGTCGAGGCGGATGCCGCCGACCTGACGGACCAGGAACGACTTGAGGTCGCCCGCGATCAGCGACTTCGAGCCGGCGGAGACGGCGGCCATGTGGGGGTTCTCCCACACGGGGTAGCCGAGGACGCGGTCAGGCTGCCCAACGATGCCCGAGGGCTGCCAGACGTAGTTGCCCGCGCCGTCCTGCGCCTTGCGGAGCAGGCTGATCGCCGTGGTGGCGCCCATGATCCCGAAGCCGGGGAAGCGCCGGACAGCGGCGTCCGTGCTGTAGACGAGGTCGATGACCGAGTTGAAGTCGATCGACCCGGTCGTGCCGGAGGTGACGCCGGAGCCAGCCGACGTGACGATTCCGGTCGGCTCCAGGGTGCCCGTCCCGACCGTGAGGTCGCGGTTGACCCGGTAGCCGATGGACTGGCCCACGTTCAGCGCGATGTACGACAGGATGTCGACACCGGAGTCCTCGAGCAGCTCGGTCGAGGTCTGGAAGAACGTCGACTCCTTGAAGCTGCCCAGGGTGAGGAAGGCGAGGAACGTCGGGTCGGACTCGGCGAAGCCAGCCGCCTCAGCGGTGACCGAGCCCGTCGAGTAGGCGTTGGTCCTCGGGATCTGGAGGGACTCGCCGCCAGTCGTGTTGAGGATCATCGACGACTCGAGCATCGGCCCCACGTAGCGGGCTGCGGTGATGATCTGGTCGTAGAAGCTGGTCGGCACGGGTGCGCCCGTCGACGTCTTGGCGACGTCGCGACGCTCGAACTCGTAGGAGCGGATCTCGCCCTTGACCAGCGCGCGGACCAGGTCGGCCTCGTCGCGGGGCGCGGTGCGGGACTCGGGACGGGCCTCGGGGGCGTTGGCGACCGCAGCGCGGACCTCGGCCTCGCGGGACTCGATCTTGCGGAGCTCCTCGAGCATGGCGTTCTTGGAGGCGTAGTCCGCATCTGCGCGGGCGATGGCCTCGTTGTCCTCTGCGGTGAGCGAGCGGTTCTCGGCGATGGCTGCGTCCACGATGGCGCGGGCAGCCGCGTTGGCCTTGTTGCGCTCCTCGAGCAGATTCTTGGCGTAGTCAGTCATGACTACTGCTCCAATCTGTAAGGGGATGGGTGATGCGCAGGTGATGGGCTCGCCGCGGCTCCGCAGGCGAAAGACCCGACGCGGCTCCGCAGTCGGGTGGAATGTGGGACGGGCCTAGAGCTCGTCGCGCTTCTTCAGCAGGTCGGACAGCGCGTGCAGCGCCGACAGGTCGGGCAGCGGCTCCGGGTCGGCGGGGCGCTCCGGGCGGGAGCGGTCCACCGCCTCCAGCAGCACGCTCGCCTGGTCGTCGCTGAGCTTCTCGCCCGCCTGCAACGTGTCGAAGGCGTCGGCGAGCGCGTCGACGTCGACCGCGGTGCGATACGCGAGACGCTGGAGGGCGCGGACCGTGGCGGTGGTCTGTGTGTACGCCTCGAAGCCGGTGATAGGCGAAACCTCATGGACGCGGAGTTCGGTGACGGTGCGCTCGTTGTAGTCGTCGCTCCACTTGTCGCGGACCGCGGAGAAGCCGAACGACATGCCGGACACGTCGCCGCGCTGCACCGACACCGCGAGGTCGCGCCCGTAGGTGGTCTCCGGCAGGTGGATCTCCGCGATGACGCCCTGCGAGTCCTCGGACAGCCGCAGCGTCCCCGCGCGGGTGGAGCCGATGACCATGTTCGTGTCGTGGTTGACGAACGCCTTGACGTTGTTCCGCGACTTCAGGGAGCGGGTCGCCGCGCCGGGCGCGATGTATTCCGTGAAGGGGAGGGGCTGGCTGGGGACGCCGTAGCGGATCGCGTACCCGGTGAAGGTCATGCCGTCACCCTCGGCCCGCACCTCGGCGTCGTCGGGATTGGTCGACCGGTACTCGACGGTCATGGAGTCTCCTCGGTGTCGTCCTCTGCCATGTCGTCCGCAGAGTCATTCGGGTCAGGCATGTCGGCCTCGCCCCAGGCGAGCGGCGGGAGGCCGAACGCGGCGAGGGTGTCGGCAGGGTCGGCGCCCGCGCTGATGAGCGCCACCGCCATCTGCACGTTCTTCTCGGTCTCCACCACGTTCGCGGCGGCGAGGTTGATGTTCTCCAGCGGGACGCGCAACTGGTCGCCGCCCTCGATGGGGGGCATGTCCTCGAGCCGGCGCACGTCGTTGATCGCGGCCCACCCGGAGTCGAGCGCCGTGGAGTAGGCGCCGTAGCGGGCCGACGTGTCGCCGCGCAGCAGCGCGTCCATGTTCAGCCGGATGAACACGCCGTCCGGCAGCAGCCGGGAGTAGGCGTCCTCGATCTTCGCCGCGTAGGGGCGCACCGAGTCCTGCGTCCAACTGATCTGCAACTGCTCGACGCTGGCATACGACATCGACCCCGGCGTCGTGATGCCGAGCTTCGGCGGCGGCACCCGGAACACGCGGGCGATGGTCTCTATCGACTGCGCGCGGCTCTCGAGCATCTGCGCCTCGTCCGGCGCCGTCGACGTCTTGACGAACGTGCCGCCGCCGCCGATCACGGCGACGCCGTGCGCCTTGCCGCTGCCGCGGTGCGTCGACTCGAACGCGGCCTTGACCTCCTTGGCCTGGTCCGACGTCACCGTCGCCGGCGTCTGGATGACCCCTCCGACGGCGGTCCCGTTGGCGAAGAATCGCGAGCTGAAGTCCAGGAGCGCCTGCGCCAGCCCCAGCTCGTTCTTCACCGAGTCGATGCGGGAAACGCCCTTGACGTCGCCCGGCAGGAGGAGCTCGGTGATGTGCAGGACGTCGCGCTGCGGGATGACCGCCTGGCTGGTCGCCGACGACCAGACGTAGGAGACCGTCCCGTCGGGGTTCGCCTGCGGCTCCACCTGCTGCGGGTTGAGCACCATCAGCGCCACCGGCTCCCCGAGCGGGGAGCGGAATACGCGGGTGTACGAGTTGCCCGAGAGGAGCACGGAGACCATCACCTGCGCGATGTGCTGGCCCCACGTCACGCCGGGGTACGGCGCGTCGAGCCACGCCGGGCGGGGACCGTAGGGGCGCCGCGTGCCCTGCGAGCGGATGAACGCGCCCGCCGGCAGCGTGGATAGCGTGTCCACGTACAGGCGCACGCACGAGTAGACGGTGGCGATCTGGAGCGACTGCGTCTGCGAGATGGACTGGCCCGCCCACGTCTGGCCCGTCGGCCAGTCGCCGCCGGAGCCCCAGATGGACTGGTAGCTCAGGCCGCGGGTCTCGCTCTTGCCGAGGAGGCGTCCGAGCATGTCAGCCCCTCTCGTAAGCGATGCCGAAGGCGCCGATGCCGAGCCCGGCCACGATGAGCGCGGCGGGCACGGACACGAGCGCGATGCCGATGGTGAGCACGAGCAGGCCGACGACCTGGACGGCGAGGGCGATCACGGCCTTGGTCACGGTGCTCCTAAGTCAGAATGAAGAGTGCGGGGGCGGGCTCGGCGTCGAACGTGGACGCCGCCCACAGTGCGTGGACCCACGCCACCAGCGGCGCGATGTCCATGCGGGACCGCTTGCGGTCCAGCGCCCACCCGTCGGACAGGGTGCGCGTCTCCGCGACCGCGAGGGCGCGCTCGACCTGCGACTGCCCGAGGTGGCGCACCGAGGTCGACCTGACCGCGTCGAAGGCGAGGCCGCACGCCCGCGGGATGTCCGCGGCGGCGATCTGCACGACCGGGACGCCGAGGCGCTCGAGGTCCGGCAGCAGGGAGGACACCGGGGCGCCCGTCGCCTGCAACGCGACGCCGGCGGTGGGGCGTGCCGCGATGGTGGCCGCCAGCCAGTCGGCCACCTGCGGCGGGTCGCAGGTGTGGACGAGCTGGACGTGCCACGCGCCGTCGGCCCGGCGCCCGCAGGCCGCGACGTGCGCCGCGGAGCGGTCCCACGAGACGTCGACCGCGAGGACGACCTGCTCGCCGTCGGCGATCGCCGACCTCGGGTCGCGGCACGCGGCCCACGCATCGGCGCCGAACACCTGCCCGGACCCCTCGCTCGGCGGATCTTCCCACCAGCCCATGCGTTCGCGCATGAACTCGGTCGGGTCGGACGCGAGCGCCCGGCGCTCCTGGCGCACATAGTCGACGGAGATCCGCCGGCCCAGCGCAGGATTGGCCTGCGCCCACCGCTCCTCGTCGTCGAGCAGGCAGCCGGTCGAGGTCAGCGAGTGCTCGCACAGCGGGTCCGCGCAGTCGGCCCGCTCCGACGCCCACTCGATGTAGGCCAGCGACGGGTCGTTCAGCGCGCGGCCACGGTCGCGGATGGACCGCAGCACGTCCGAGTCGAGGATGCCGGGGCTGCTGCCGTAGCGGACGTGCGGGTCCGGTCGCGCCGACAGGGTCGGCAGCAAGGCGCCCATCATCTGCGGCGAGAGGTACAGCGCCTCGTCCAGTATTACCGTGTCGCCGGTCAGGCCGCGACCGCCGCCGGACGTGCGGGCGAGGAAGTCGATGCGCGCGCCGTTGACCAGCTCGAAGCCCTCGTCGCCGGAGGCGTGCCGGACCTTCTTCACCCGCGAGCGCAGCCAGTCCGTGTCCCCGATGATCGCCTCGAGATCCTGGAACGCCGACTGCGTCGTGCGGAAGCGGTGCGACGTCCAGACGACCCGCTTGACGTCGCGCAGGAAGGCGTCGTACAGGACGGTCATCTCCAGCGCCCACGTCTTGAGGTTCTGCCGCCCGCAGATGATGGCGACCTCGAGGGCCGCCCACTTCGGTCCCGCCTCGGCCATGAGCACGTCGAGCGCCTCGCGCTCCTGCGACTCGACCTCGAAGCCGAGCATGGCGGCCATGTGCGCCACCTCGCCGCCCGCCGTGCTCGTCGCATGGGGCGGTACCCACAGGTACGCGGCGGTTTGGCTAGGCGCGTCGACGCTCACGCAACGCCTGGAGCTCGTCGAACGGGTTGGCCTTGGACTTCGGCGCGAGCGCGAGCAGGTCGGACTTGCGGGCCGCGAACTCCTTGGACAGAGTCGCCAGCGCCGGCGCCGTCTCGGGCACCGAGTCGATGCGCGCCGCGAGGGTCAGCAGCAGGATGCCGTCCGCGGTGTCGGCGAGCGGGCCGAGCTCGGCGCGGGTCGCGTCGGTGAGCAGGCCGGCGGCAACCGGAGGGGGCGCAACCGACGCGCGTGGGGCCTGGCCGCCCGCTAGCCTGATCGTGCGGGCCTTGCTGCGGCAGGTCGAGCCGCAGTAGCGGGCATCGGATCGCTTAGGGGTGAACGTCTTGGAGCAGTGCTGGCAGGTCGCCACAGCGGCCTCCCAAACGGTTAGGTACGGATAACGGACGGATGCGGTTTAGG